TATGGCGCTTTCCATCTGCTCTTGGATGCTGAGCAAGCTGGTCCTGACAGGCGCGGTGATGAAGTCATTTGTCAGAACTGACGTGATCTCATCAAGCGCCGCTTGTATTTTTTCTACGGTTGTCATAATGCATTTCTCTTAGGTCATAACATTATAGCCACAACCTAGCAAATTTACGAAAGCCCTTGAAATTTTCTGTTTAATATTTTGCGCACCTTGGAATAGTGAAAATCTTGATAGCCTTCGTGCGTTGATGCAACCTGCTTAGCAATACGCTTTGCGCCTAAACCTCGTTTGGCACAGGCGTGTATCGTTTTCAATACTTCTTGCTCTCTTGGCACCTCAACCAACTTCATTCTGCGCTTGAGTCGGTTGCCCGACTTTACCTTTTCTTCAAGTCCTTCGAAACCAAACGGCACCGCGCCACCAATTGCATACCCTTTTTCTGCCCAGGCAATCTTGCCCTCTTTAAACTTATCCACCGTGGACCCGTGTTCAATCTCAGCGACCGCGCTAAGGACCATCAGCATGATCTTGTTGACCATCTCATTCATGTCGAATTTAGAGCGCAGCCCGCATTCGTCTTTGGGTTTGGGATAAACCACTGGCACGTCACCAAACTGTTCACATAAATACAAAGTGATGCCGGTATCTTCCAAGACCGGAATCGTTTTTAACATATCAGCCGCTGACCTAGAGAGTCGATCAATTCTTGTGGCTACTATCACGTCATGGCGATCAATCACGTCGGTCATGGCCTTGCAGCGGTTGCGCTCAAGTATCGGCACCGTACCGCTGACGCCATCATCGATGAACCACTCGTCAACTTCGCGGTTGTACTTGTCTTTGATGAAAGTGGTGATTAGCTGCTTCTGGGTTTCCAAGCTGATGCCGTTCTGCGCCTGTTCCACTGTGGACACGCGGCAGTAGCCGTAGACGTTGTTAATCTGTTTAAACGGTCCTTTCATGCCTCTACTCCTGATTTACGGTCGCGACACTTAAAGCCGTAACGGGTTATTTCGTCGTAGATCCTTTTCCAATCTACCGTTAATGACAGCCGGCCTTGTTGGTAGTCTCCCACCAGCAGCTGGTCGTCTTTCAAAAGCTGCACCGCTTGGTAGTTTCGGTGCGGGCCGGTAAACTTAATTTCGATGCCGTGCTTCATACAAGCCCTGCGCACTCGATTATAAAAAACTTTGTTTTCTGCTACATTCATTCGTCCATCTCCAATTCTAGCTGCCTTTTGGGAATATGTAGCTCTTTGCCCCACTGCTCAACCATGGCATCAGCTATGCCTTGATAAGTCTCTGATCTAATTTTCCAACGATCCGCACTGGGGCCGAGCTTGTTCTGACCGCTGGGCGTTTGATTATCCCAGTAACCACGCTCAGGCTTTTCCATGATCTTGGTAGGCTTCAAAGGCGGTAAGTTATGAAGCCACAACCCCGTCTTCTTGGACTCAGGGTGTCCGTGCTCATAGGGCTGAATGTACTGGGTGGGCTTTATAGGCAGTACGCCTACGGGGTTCTCAAATGCCACCCGTGAAGCGTGTAGCTTGGCGTGGGCAAACAGTGCCATCGTCCACTCTATGGCCTCATGGCGCATGGCGTTTTTAGCCTTGCCAGTTCCGTAGTGGGCATTGCCTGAGACTGCAAGGGCCGTACAGGGTGGGTGCATCATAATGATGTCCCAGCCTTGGGCTATAACGGGCCAGCAATCACCCTCATGGTGATAAAGGGAGCCGTCATCAGAAGGAAGAATATCACATGACCAAGCATCATGGCCAAAGGCGCGAAAAGCCTCCCTGACTTTTCCGCTAGTTTCGCAAGCTACTAATACCTTTAATTCTTTGTTTTCTGCTACATTCATTCGTCCATTATACTTATCGTGTCGTTAATTGCAACTCTTTATACTATGTTGCACAAATTAAATTGCTCGTGTTAAGACGTTATGATTGTTTTTTTAGGTGGCGAGCTGATTCACCACGAGGAACATTTAGCGCGCTCTAGGTAAGCCGCCAATACCTACGGCGTTAACTCACCGCCGTAAGCGAATATATCGATGTTGTCTACGGGACCACCGTCAGCAAATTTCTGCAAGTTAGACGGCATTCCTTCTTCATCCTGATAGAAAGGACTCATGCCGTCAGATATGCGTTTTCTTGCATGCGCTCTGGCTTTATCAATGATTCTTCCGGTAATAGGGTTACTCATATCCCACCCTTTCCCCGGCTCCATGTACTGCATGTATTCTATTTCTTCCTGAGACAGCGTAGGAACCATGGTGGGAATTGAAACACTTGTGTCACCAACATTCATGTCAGTAGAAAACTCAGTCATAGTGCCACCAGTGACCAGATTTTTAATTGGGCCTATAAATCCTCTGGCAGATTTTATGCTGCCATCAAGGCGATACATGCCTTGGTCAGCATTACCTTTTTCAAATATATCGATGTTGTCTACAGAACCGTCTTTTACTCCTTCCAGAACGCCGCCGGCGGCGTAGTTTGTGCCTTGGGTTTCTTTAATTGACAGCGCGTCTGCAATCTCAACTAAGCCACCGGCTGACGCTTCTTCCGGCGTTATCAATGAACCACTGATCAGTGTAAATGCTAGGGCGCCTGGTGCGAGTCCGGTAAGAGAGTTAATGTCTACACCCCGGTCCTCCATTCGCCGTAAAATCTTCTCGGTAATTGTGCCGGCATAGGGTTTCATCTGTAGCGCCCTTCTTTCTCTAGAAGTAGGATTAGCAGCGTCTACAACATTTTTCTGGGCTTTACCAAACTGAGCGCCTGGAAGCATCTCAAATATAGTTGCCTGACCGGCGCCTGGTAATGACCCTATGCCCTCACCAGGCACTGCAAAAGGATATGACGGGTGGGTCGATGGCGTTATTTTCTGATTCGCCGCAATGCGGCCAACATTCTGAATGCCAGCATCTCTAGCCATAACTTGAAGAGGATCAGTGTTTATAAGTCTGGCCGCCCCTATGGATAGTCCACCTTGATTTCTGAATCCGACATCCATCATGTTCATTAATTCCTTTCGCACACTGTCGGGTGTGTTTCTCCATATCTCAACCGAAGAAGCATCGTCAACGCCTTTCCAACCTTTTATTTGTAAGCCAGCCCCAACGCGCTTACCTTCAACCATAACTCCTTTGGTCTTGTACGCCCTGATAGCCTTATCTAGAGCTTTCTTTGTGGCTTTATTCATATTAGACGCAGCGAAACCAAGCATGAGCTCACCAGTAGTAGTAGAGAAATCACCACCTGTTGGGGCCATACGCCAAGGTATGAACAAAGGATCTTTGCCTGACTTCGTTTTTGCCGTTTTAGCCAACTCTAATATTTTTTTAGATGGCGATTGTGCAGAAGCCCATACCTGATTTGGATTCTCAAACATAAAGCCCTGACCGCCACGAAGATCTACTGCGCGGTACAAAGGAACATCATCAATACCGAGAACAACCCCGCCAGCCCTAGTGCGATCCGCCATTGATGTTACAAAGTCCTCACCCTCAAGGTCTGATAATCTCAGCGCATCAGGGTTATTTGCGCTTGATCTAGTGGCAATATCGTAATTTAGGTTATTAAGGTGATCAATCTCACGCACTCTAGGGTCAAATCTAGCGTCATACTCTCGGATTAAGGTAGGCACCCCTTTATTTCCGCCTCTCGATAAGGCACCTATACCACTCTTAATCAGCTTGCCCGCAGCGCCAGCAGCTTTTAAACCAGTGCCTATCGTTGGTCCCGTCACGGCGCCGATAAGCGGCAATGCATACATGGCATCTCCAGCGACCCCTAAACCTTGCATCGAGGCATCAAAATAACCTCCAAAGCCTCCGCGTTCTATATTTTCAAGCAGAGTTCGGGAATTTTCGCCGGAGTAAGACTCTGAAAGCGGCTGGTCTTTATCAGGCATAGATGGCCAACCTTTCTTAGCGTCGTAGATGCCCATACCTGGCGCCAACATGCCGCCAAAGTTTGCTAGTTGACCAGCAGACGGAGCGTATTCTTCTATGGCCGCACGTTGTGCTTCAGCCATCATCCTGTCTCGCTCTATTTTG